CTGGGCTGATCGTTTCTGCATCCAAATCTACCGCTGCTATGCAGATGGACTTGATCAGGTTGCGGAATTCGCTACCTCTGAACTCAACACCTACCAGTTCGCTTGGGTTGTCTGCTACCTGGCAGGGGCTTATAAGAACTCCACCCTTAACTTAGAAGTCAATGGACCTGGACAGGCTGTGATTAATGAGATGCGCAACCTCAAGCGCCAGGCGCAGACGATGGAACCGCGCAAGGCAAGAGGCTTAATGGACGTCTTATCGCACATGCAGCACTACTTGTGGCGGCGTAATGACTCATTGGGTGGCGTCTCGAACTCGCTGGGTTACTTGACCACGCATTCATCCAAAGAACGGATGCTGAATTACTTCAAGGACTATTTTGAGCGCGGGATGATGAATGTCTACTCGATGGATTTACTGGAAGAGATGAAATCCGTGGTGCGTGATCAAGGTTCGATTGCCGCCTATGGACGCAATAAAGATGATCGTGTGATTGCGACAGCCCTTGCTTGCGTAGCCTTTGCCGAGCAACTTATGCCAAGGCTCTTGCAAATGCGTATGACCCGTGATCGCAAAGAAGAAGCGATAACGCCTGTGCAAGTGCCGGTTGTCGATAAGCAGATCAACAATTACTTAAAGGCTATTGGCGTTGGGCCTCAGTAAACGTCAAATGATGGAAGTGATTCCTGCGTTTATGCGTGATAAGAAACGCGGTATTTCCATTGCTTTATTTGCCGAGCTCTGTGGCCTTGACCCCTTGCATCTCAGAGATGTGTTTCTCAATGGCAAATACCCGCTCACCGAACTCGTACAGACCCGTGTAAACCGTGCTTATGAGCATTGGGTGAATGGCGAAGTTGCTGTCATGGTGAAGTCGGGTAAGAAGTATGTGGAGTTTCGCAAGCAACCTAAGCCACAAATGGTAAAGCGCAGGCTTGTTACCTTTGATGGCAGTGGATTCAAACTTGATCTTGGTATTCGGCCTAAATCCCAAGACTATCAACGCCCTGATCTTGACCAGCAACTAAGGAGAAACTATGGCAGTCGTTCATGATTACAAATGTCCAGCACATGGCTTTTTTGAAAGCAGAGAGCCTGTATGTCCGCATGGATGTACATCCGATGTACAAATGGTGTTCTTGCAAGCTGTCGGTATGAAGTCAGATTCCACCAAACATGCTGACACCACGCTCAGAGAATTAGCCAAAGACTACGGCATGAGTGACATTAAGTCATCGCGTGAAGGCGATCACCAACAACATGCTCTGCTTGGCAATAAACAAGCCTCACAACCACAGAATCCCTTTGCCGTGCAGTGGGGTAACCCCAAACAATTAGGCAACTACAATCTGAATTCGATACGCGGAGAAACCGTTGGGGGCTTGTCTGCTGTCAAAGAAAGTGGTATAGCATTGCGCAAACCAACGCCTTCGGTGGTCATTCGTGATCATGAGAACTTAAAGTTGCCTACATGAGAATTCCTGACGATCCCATCCAGAGAGAGTATTTCTACAATGACTTGGTAGATAAGTGCTCCGTCAGCATTCAGGAGCGCACGGGAACTTATGACTCGCTGCGCTCTTACTATCTCTTTGGTGCGGGATTGGATGCACCGCCTGCGTACTACAACAAGATTTACCCGCACATTGATCAACTTTCCTCCTTCCTCTATTCTGCTGAAACCACGCGCTTTACCATTTCGCTTGGCGCCTCGGTCAATAAACACGAACAGACCAAGATTCCTTCGTTGACCGGCGCATTGAATGACGATTGGTTAAACAGCAACGCTGATCAAGTCTTTGCCCAAGCGCTGAACTGGGCGCTTTGCTACAACTCAACTTTCATTAAGCTCATTCAGAAAAATGGCTTACACCCCTACATGGTTGATCCACGGTGTATTGGCGTGTATCGAGAAGATACGCCGCACACGGATCGCCAAGAAGCGTTGATTCAGATTTACTACATCACACGCTCTGAGTTGTATGCCAGGCTTTACTCGCACCCGCAACGTGAAGCATTGCTTGCTCGCTTGCAAATGGGGCAAAGCCAGGAGAACCAGGTGCCTGATGGCATCCAGCGTTTGATCCTGTCGGCCACTGACCCCACGATGTACGGCAATGTGAATCTCAATATTGCTGGTATGCAGCAGTACAAGGCTCGCGTTGCTGAAGATACGATCAAGATGACCGAATTGTGGGTCTATAACGATGACACTGAGGACTATCAGTGCGTCACCATTGCTGACCCGAACGTGATCATCTATGACCGTTCAGGCGAAAGCATGTTTTTGAAAGGTGAGTTGCCATTTATTCAGCTCTGCCCAACCCCTCAATATGACTACTACTGGGGTATTTCAGAGGTTGCAAGGCTGGTTTTTCTGCAAGACATGCGCAATAAGCGAATGCAAGAGATTCTTGACCTCTTATCCAAGCAAGTATCACCGCCTACAGCGCTCATTGGCTTTACAGGTTTACTTGATGAGAAGAACTTTGCGCTTAATCGCGTAGGTGGCTTGCTTTCAACGGATATGCCTAATGCCAAAGTCGAGCAAATGGCACCTTCCATCCCTAACGATCTCTTCAGAGAGATTGCAGAGATTGACCAGATGTTTGAAGAAGCCTCTGGCATTGTCAATGTGCTGCAAGGTAGGGGTGAATCCGGTGTGCGAAGTGCAGGCCATGCCTCGCAATTAGCGCGTTTAGGTTCATCAAGGGCTAAGAAACGTGCGTTGATTATCGAAGATGCGCTGGAAAAGATGGCAACGCTGTACTTAAAGGCCATGCAAACCTATTCAGATCGCATTTATACCGATGATCAGGGCGATAAATTCATTGCAAATCAGTTCACGAAGGATTTTGTGGTCAAGGTTGATGCGCATTCCAACTCGCCCATCTTTACGGAAGATCTGCGAAGCCTTGCTTTTGCGCTTGCAGATCGTGGTGCGATCACCAAAGAGCGTTTGATTGACATTTTGGAGCCTCCGATGAAGCAATTGCTCAAGGAAGACCTCCGAAAGATGGAACAAGCGCAGCAAGCGGCTCAGGAAATGCAAAAACAGCAAGCGCCAACCCCTGAAAGCGCTGCCCCACCTGCTATGTAGAGGTTTTTATGCTGACAAACGGTAATTCCAACATCAATGGCGGTTCTGGCGGCTCAAGTGGCGGTTCTGACCGCTATTCCTTCCAAAATGACCAGCCAAGAACGTCAAAATCTGACTTAAAACAGATTTATCGGACGCCGCTACTCAATTATGGTCGTGCGACGATGAATCGCACGGGTTATCAACGCGCAGGAGGTCGTTTTTCATGATGCAACGCAAAATGCTCCGTTATGCACGGCCTTCACGCCGTTAATCGCTTGACAGACGGTCGGTAAGTGGTTACAAACCGCCCTGAAAGGACACAATATGGCTGTTAGCGCTGAAGAACTGATGAAGTTGATTCGCGGCGGTGCCAAAGACGGTAAGGCTTCGATGGAAATCGAGGTTGAAGAAGAAGGCACTGAAGGCGAAGAAGGTGAAGAAAAGAAACCAGCACTGTCTGGTGCATCGTCACCTCCTATGTCATCCCCTATGTCGACGCCGGAACCCAAAAAGGGTGAGGAAATGCAAGGACGCATTGATGTGCAGCTTGGTATGGGCATGTTGATGGGTGCGATGCAAAAGTTTCCCGATGGTTCGCCTGAGCAAAAGGCTATCAAGGACGCCATTGGCAAGATTGGTTCTGCATTTGGCGAGATGGACTACAAAGCCAAGGAACTTGTGCCTTCTGAAATCATGCAAATGATTCAAACCCTGCCTCAAGCTGGTGGCGCGTCGGCTGAGATGCGAGCAATGGCTGCGGCTCCAACCCCTGGGACTCAAAACCCACCCTTACCTATCTAGGAGATAGAGATGGAATTGTTCAAACCCCGTGCTGGAACAATCCGTCGCCCGACGGACAACCAGCAAAAGAATGGTCAGATTTACAACCCACCTCGGTATGAGCCGTTTGGTGGCTTGAGTGGCGCCAACAAGGTTACTAAAAACCAGATGACGCTCTCCAAACCTGGTGACACCAAGCGTGTCATTTAATTAATTGTTTTGAACGGCTGAAAAAACAATGTCGCTAGAAAACCTTACCCCCGACGCCCGTGATGAACTTGCTGCCTTAGCGAAAGCTTTGGCTGAGAATCCAAAGACCCGAAAGGAGTTTTTGAAACTTACAAAGCAAGCTCATCCCGACCTTCCAGTGCCTGAACTTGAGATAGAAGAGCGCACTAACCAGGCTATTTCTGCGCAACAGCAAAAGATTGCCGAGTTAGAGGCTCGATTGAAAGAGAAGGACGCTCGTTCTGAGTTAGAAAAGCGTAGAAATACGTTGAAGGAGAAACGTCTTGCTGAATCGGATGATGATGTCAAAGCCATCGAGAAATTGATGATTGAAAAAGGCATTAGCAATCACGAATCAGCTGCTGAGTATTACAACTGGATGCGCCAGGCTGACAAGCCTACGCCTGCATTCAGTAATTCTCCAATTACCTCTAAGGTCAATGACTTTCAGAAGTATTTGAAGAATCCTGCGGCAGCGGCTAGGGAAGCAGCGGCGAATGCACTCAACGAGCTAAGACAGGGAAACCAGTCTCGCCCGATTGGACTTCGTTAATTAGGTCTGTTTCTTAAAAGGAACCTATCATGCCTATTGGTGGCGGTATTATCCCGACAGCAGGCACCAGTCAGTACAATGAACTGACCTACGTTACCCGTAGGGCTTTCATCCCGAAACTGGTTGTCCAGCTTTATAACTCAACTCCCCTGCTTGCTGCATTGCTTGCCAATTCTCAGACCGCTTCAGGCGGTGTGTCATCGGTAACCGTGCCAGTTCAGGGTTCCCAGTTTGTCAACGCACAATGGTCGGACTACAGCGGTTCGTTTGCACAGCCTAGCGTCATGCAGGGTGCTTACAACGCTGAATTCAACCTTAAGTTGATGATCGCTCCAGTTCCCTTCCTCGGTATGGAAGGTGCTGTACAGCAAGACTACGCTGTGATTCCTTTGATTGAGGCTCGCATGAACGATGCGACCAACGTCATGATGGATGCTATGGCAACGGCGCTCTACAACAACACCAGCAACGCGCAGCAATTCACTGGATTGCCCATTGCAGTTGATTCGGCAGGCACCTATGGTGGCTTGAGCCGTTCAACCTACACATGGTGGGGCTCCAAAGAGTATGCCGCTGGTTCGGTTAACCCAACCCGTCAAAACATCCTCCAGTACATTTCTGGAACGGTGAAAAACGGTGCTGAGGTGCCTTCCTTTGGCGTTTGCGGCTTTGGCACATGGACATTGTTGGCGCAAGACTTTGTAGGCCAAGAAACCTACATGATCACCCCTGGCAGCAACTTTGCTAGCGGTGAAGAAGGCCCAACGTCTGGTTTCCGTGCGCTCATGGTTGCAGGTGTGCCGATTTATCCTGATCCCTACTGCCCAGAAGGCACGTTGTACTTGCTGAACTCGAATTATCTCAGCATGTACATTCACGATCAGGCTGAGTTTGCGTTTACCGGCTTTGAGTCCACGCTGCCAAACTGGCAGATTGGTTATGTTGGCGCTGTGTTAACCATTGCAGAAATGGTGAGCACCAAGCCTAAAAGCATGACCAAAGTGACCGGCCTTAACTCACTCACGCTGTAAGGAGTCGATCATGGCATTGGCACTTAATAAAATCATCGTTAGTGGCTTATCCAGCGATGCTGATGGCGCGTATTTTGACTATGGTACTCAGGCAGTTACAGCCGGTACCGATGTCACTATCCCAGCAGGTCTGTATTTGCTCTATCCAGTAGCAAACCTATCGGTGCAAGCCTATAACGGCACATCGTGGGCAACACTGATTGCAGCCAATACAGGGGCAACCATCGTTTCTGATGGTCAAAACCTGAAATGGGTTAGCGCATCAGGCACCGTAACCGCTCTTTACCTCACGGTTAACGGCGGTCAGGCTGCTTCTGGCACCTACAACTCGTAATTGGAGTAAAGCATGGATGCAAACAAAGTCGGTAGTCTATTGCCGCAGCAGTTTGGAGGCATCCTGCTTGGGAAATTGATCGGCGCGAATATGAATTCCACCGCCGATCAGCAAATCACCATGTTTAGTAATCCGTCGAAGTTTATTCTGCGACGGATTGTGGTGACTAACGCTTCAATCTCACTGTCCACAGCTGCTGGCGGCGTTTATACCGCTGCTAGCAAAGGTGGTACAGCGGTTGTGGCAGCGGCCCAGGCTTACTCCTCACTTACAACGTCAGCGCTTTTTCTTGACTTGACCCTTAGTACAACAAGTAGTGCAAGTACCACGGTTAAATCAAGCATTCCCAACTTATACTTATCGCTCACCACCGCTCAAGGTGCGGCAGCAACAGCAGATGTATACGTTTACGGGGACATTTTAGAAGCATGATCTTTGTGACAAACAAAGGTTCTCAGCCACTGGTCGCCAAATACGTCGATCAGTGGTTTGAGTTTCCTCCAGGTAAAAGTGTTCCAGTCGAACCTTATGTTGCGCGACATATCTTCGGGTATGGCGACGACAATAAATATTCATACTTGGTGCGTTTAGGTTGGATGAAAATGAACACCGACCACGATAAAGCGATGGCTCGGCTTGCCGAGTTCACCTTTACGGACGCGCCAGTAAAACCCGACCAACAATCAGCCGTGTTGGTGGAACGAGTAGCCCCTCCCGCTCCGCGTGGGCGAGCTGGGGTCAAAGTCCAGCCCCAGACAAGCGATGAGGCATAAATGGCAACCTACTCA